GGGACGCCCGTATGCTCGCAGCCGAGGAGGCGTTCAGGCAAGAACAGATTGACGCCCTTCAAGGTTACTACGACGAGGCCGCCGCACTCATCGAGGAGAACGCCGTCCTCTCACGAGAGCAGGAACTGGAGAACCTACGCCTCGACCACGAAGCCCGCATTGCTCTAGCGGAGGAGCTAGGGCAGGACACGACCGCACTACTAGAAGCCCAACGCCTAGCCGAGAAGGAGATAAACGACAAGTACGACAAGCAAGAACTTGAAAGTCGCAAGGCCACACGTCAAGCGATACTCGACGGGACGAAGTATACGCTCGGCCTTTTGTCTGAACTCAACGAGACCTTCACAGGGGAAAGTGAAAAGGAGCAAAAGAAAGGTTTTGAGCGAGCGAAAAAAGTTCAGCAGGGACAAGCCCTTATCTCCACTTACGAGAGTGCCGTTCAATCGTATAAGGCTTTGGCCGGAATCCCTGTAGTTGGACCGGGTCTAGGTATTGCCGCCGCAGCATCGGCTGTAGCTCTGGGACTTGCCAACGTCAAGAAAATTGGACAGCAACAATACACAAGCCCGAACGCCTCGGGCGAGGCTAGCGTCGCGACACCTTCAGCAAGTGCAGGAGGAGAAGGGACAATACAAGCCCCACAGCTAGACCTCTCCTTCCTCGGGGAAGGGGCGGGAGAACAAACCCCCGTGCAGGCTTACGTCATCGCTACCGACGTGTCCAACGCACAACAAGCCAACCAACAAATCCAAGACCAAGCCACGCTATGAGAATTGTAGAATTGATAATCGACGAAGAGGCGGAGCTGTACGGCATCGACGCCATCTCCCTCGTAGACCGTCCAGCCATCGAGCTCGACTTCATCGCCCTGAAAGAGCAACGCGTAGAGTTCGCAGAGGTGGACGCCGAGAAGCGCGTCCTCATCGGCCCCGCCCTCGTACCCGACAAGCCTATCTACCGCAAGAACGGAGAGGACGAGTTCTACGTCTACTTCTCCAAGGGTACGGTAAGGAAGGCGAGTGAGCTGTACCTGAAGCACGGCAACCAAGCGAAGCACACCCTCGAACACGAGCACACCATCCACGGGCTTACTGTGGTGGAGTCGTGGATCGTGGAGAACAAGGAGCAGGACAAGTCCTCCCTCTATGGTCTCGACGTTCCTGTAGGTACATGGATGGTAGCCGTCAAGGTGGACAACGAGGCCATCTGGCAGGAGTGGGTGAAGGAAGGCAAGGTCAAGGGCTTCTCTATCGAGGGCTACTTCGTCGACAAGATGAAAAAGAACTCAGAAGACGAGATGCTCGCCGAGCTAGCCAAGGCCATCGTCAAAGCCGACAAGCGGACGAAGGCAGGGGTACGGGTAGTCATGGAGTCCTACGACGACTATCCAGAGGCTGTCAAGAACAACGCCAAGCGAGGTATCGAGCTCAACGAGAAGAACGGGAACAAGTGCGCCACCCAGACGGGCAAGGTGAGGGCTCAACAGCTAGCCAACGGAGAGCCCGTTTCCCTTGATACGGTCAAACGCATGGCCTCCTTCCTACAACGGGCGGAGGAGTACTACGACGAGGGCGACATGAACGCGTGTGGGACTATCTCCTATCTCCTGTGGGGTGGGAAGGCTGGCCTCCGGTGGGCTTCGTCCAAGCTGGCCGAGGAGCTTATGAGCCAACTAGAAAAAGAATTTTCCACCAAACCTGAGAATTGACCCCTCGAAAACCTTATATAAAAAACGGCACGACATGACTATTCAAGAAAGGGTGCAGGACATCTTCAACAAGTTCAACGTCAACTTGAAAGTAGAGGAGTCGCGCACCGAACTGGCAGAGGCCGCCCTCGACAACGGGACGGTAATCTACACGGACGGCGACGACTTCGTAGAAGGAGACGAAGCCTATATCATTAACGACGAAGGCGAGCGCATCCCACTCCCTCCCGGGGACTACACCTTCAAGGACGGGGGTGTCATCTCTATTGCTGACGGTGGCAAGATTGCAGCCGTGAACAAAGGAGGCGAAGGCAAGGAAGCAAAAGACGGTAAGGCATCCAACCCAGCCAAGACCAAGCAACCCGTCGCGGAGGCTCCCGCCAAGGACGCACCCGTCAAGCCCGCACCCACCGACCCCCCGGTTAAGCCACCCACAAAGCCCAAGACTCGCCAGAGCGCGGACTTCGAAGAAGAAGAAAATCCAAACGACATGGAAGAAGTAACCATTAACTACGTCACCCGCGAGGAGGTCGAGGCCATCATTGCCGAAGCCATCGCCGCTGCTATGGGTGAACCAGCCGTCGAGGAAGCCGAGGAAGAGGAGAAGGAAGAGATGAGCGTCAACCCTGAAGCTCCCAAGGCAGAAGCCAAGGAGGAGCCACAAGCGGAAACGCAAGAGGAGGCCGAAGAGCCTACCCAAGAAGTAGAGGTCGAAATGAGCGCAGAGACTCCAGAGGCGGAAGCCGAGAAAGTCGAAGCACCCAGCGACATGGACGTAATCTTGACCGAACTCTCACAGGTCAAGGAGCGTCTCTTCGAACTCCAGAAGCAGGCAGCCTCCACGGGGCTGAAGCACAAGGCACCAACCCCAAAGAAGGAGCCTTTGAATCTCCAGAATTTGTCAATCGAGGAGCGCGTCCGCGCCCTCTCTAATCATTATAACGCTTAATCATGAGCGCAACTATCTCTTCAACTTACGTTGGGCAACACGCACTCCCGTTTGTTGCCCCAGCCATCTTGAGCGCGGACACCCTCGCCAATGGCTACGTCTCAGTCTTGGACAATGTTCGTTACAAGGCTAACCTCACGAAAGTTACTGGCCCAACTATCGGGGCTCGTAGCTGTGGATTCACCGCAGCGGACGGACTTTCTTTGTCTAACATCGTACTCACCACGACCCAGCTTCAGGTGAACGAGGAAATCTGCAACGACGAGCTCGCACAGTCTTGGGCAGCGGAGCAGATGCGTGGCAACTACGCCGGCACTCCTGCCGACTACGCCAACTACCTCGGACAGATCACTGCTGCAAAGGTGGCCGAGGACGTCGAGCGCAACATCTGGCAGGGCAACTTTAACTTTACCGACGGAGCTTCCGCAGGCGCGACTTACGACAACTTCAGCGGGTTGTGTCGCCACTTGGTTGACGGGTACACCGCTGGCACGATGCAACAGCTCACGGGCGTAACTACCGCCGCCAACATCTTGACTCGCTTGGGCGACTTGGTGGGTGAGGTTCCTTCAGCTATCGCTGGCGACCCAGAGGCTTCAATCTTCATGAGCCGTAAGTCTGCCAACTTGTACTACCAAGCATTGGCTGCTGACTACAACTTGCCATTCTTGAACGACGGCATGGTGGCTAAGTACGCCGGGTACTCTATCGTGACTCCTGCTGGTTTCCCTGACGACACGTTCCTCATCTCTCGCAAGGACAACTTGTTCTTCGGAACGAACCTCTTGACCGACCACGTAGAGGCTCGCTTCTTGGACTTGACCGGCACGACAGGCGACGCGGTGACTCGCATCATCATGTTGTTCGACGGTGGAACTCAAATCGTGGACGCTGCCTCTGCTGGTTTCGCGTACCGCACGAGCTAATCATTAACCGAGGGAGGGGGGGCTTCGGCTCCCCCACTTTCACAAAACCTTAAACAATGGCTTGTTCATTAACTCTTTCAGGAAGAGACCTCGGTTGTAAGGACTCCCTCGGTGGCGTCAAGGAAATCTACGTCGCTCAATGGAGCGAGGCTATGTGGGACGCTGTGGCGGCTGGAGAGATTGCCGACTCTGCTGCGGCCTTGACCATGAACGGTTACGGCTTGACAAAGGGTTCTGCTAGCTTGACCCAGACAATCACGTCGTCCATCGAGAACGGCTCCGTCTTTTTCGACCAAGCTCTCACGGCTACCTTCACGGGTCTGTCTGCTTCCGACATCACGGAAATTAGCAACCTCACGAAGGGTCGCATGGCTATCGTAGTCCAAGACCGCAACGACAACTACTTCGTCATGGGTCACCTCAACGGCGTGGAAGCGTCAGGAGGTACGGTTCAGACGGGTACGGCTGCCGGCGACCTCTACGGGTTCACGGTGGAGTTCAGCGCACAGGAATCTACCGCCGCTCCATTCTTGGACACGGCGACGATGACCAACTGCACCCTGACTCCTTCGAGCTAAGTTACACCGAGGCACGGCCTTAGGACTGTTATATAAGGAGGGGGAGGGCGTTAAGCTCTCCCCTTTTTTTGATAGATAAAGCATGGTCAACCTACTACCCAACACAGCAGGACAGAGAATGTACTGCACGCCATTCGAGGCTCGGAAGTTTCTCGCTTCCTTTACGGACTACCTCGTCGTACTTCGTAACGATGCGAGTGAGGAGACCTTTGCCTTCATCGCCAACGTGACATACGACAACGAGAGGTACTCCCAGTTCCGTATCTCCACAGCTACGGACAACCCCACGGCGGGAAACATCCTTCTCACCGAGTCGGGGCTGTACACCTACACGATCTACGGGCAGAACTCAGACACCAACCTCGACCCTGAGGACGCCTCTATCGTGGGGGTCTGCGAAGTGGGGGCTTGTCGCATCACAGCAACCGACACCTACTTCGACTTCGACAACCCGACAGTCCCCGACAACATCATATATTACGAGTAATGGAACTAATCAAACTCAAAGAATACGAGGAGCGGAGCTACGCCGAAGCACCCTCAAAAGACGGGTATGTGAAGTACGGGGACGACAACCTCTTCCCTCAATACCTCATCGACCTGTACAAGTCGAGCGCAACGCACAATGCCTTGTGTACTTCTATCGCCTACATGATCTTCGGTGACGGCGTACAGGCCGACACCCTCGACGCTAGGCTCAAGATTCAAGAGTGGGGTCTCGACGACGAGGTACGGAAGGCTTGCCTCGACCTGAAGATTCAGGGAGGCTTCGCTCTGGAGGTCGTCTACTCTATCGACCGAACGACCATCTCCAAGGTGAGGCACTGCCCCTTTGAGAATATCAGAAGCGCGGAGGTTGACGAGGACGAGAACGTGGAGTTCTACTACTACTCAAAGGACTGGAGCGACAAGAGGTGCGAGCCGGAGCTCGTGCGAGCTTTCGACCCCGAGGATGCCGTAGAGTACCCCGTCCAGATTCTGTACGTCAAGCCTTTCTCGCCCGGCTCGTACTACTACCCCAAGCCCGACTACATCGGCTCGATTGATTATATCGAGCTCGACAAGGAAATCGGCAAGTACCACATCAACAATATCAAGAACGGCATGGCTCCGTCGTTCCACCTTGCCTTCAAGAACGGCACTCCCTCACAGGAGGAGAGGCGGAAGATTCGCAACGACGTGGAGCGTCAACTGGCCGGGGCTACCAACGCGGGTAAATTCATCATGACCTTCAGCGACCAGCCCGACAGGAAGCCCGACTTCGAGCCGTTCCCCCTCTCCGACGCTGATAAGCAATACCAATTCCTCTCTACGGAGGTCTCCGACAAGATTATGATAGGACACCGCGTGGTGTCTTCGGCTATGTTCGGAGTCAAGACGGCGGGACAGCTCGGAAACACCCAAGAACTGGAAATCGCTTCTACCTTGTTCGACGACCAAGTGGTGAAGCCTTACCAACGCATCGTAAAGAACGCCGTACAAAGCATTTTGAACGCTGCGGGTACCCCGGCTATCGTTTCAGTCGTAGAAGTCGAAGAGGAGGCTCCTACGGTGGCTGAATTGTCGTCTGAAGACGAAGTGGTGGACTTGACGCTTGCCTCCGACTACCTCATCGAGATGGGTGAGGAAGTGGACGAGGACGAGTGGGAACTCATCGACGCCCGCAAGGTGGACTACGACACCGAGAATATGCAGGACGCCCTCTGGACATTTGCACGCACCATCCCCGGCAGTTCTGCCGAGCGTGGAAGCCGAGGCGTTAGCGAGCAGGATAACGAGCTTATTCGCGTCCGATACGCCTATATGCCCAAGGTAACGGGAAGCCAAGGCACCGCTACCTACGAGTCGCGCGACTTCTGCAAGAAGATGGTGGGAGCCGGAAACAAGGTCTGGAGGAAAGAAGATATTGTCGACGCAGGCAACCGAGCCGTAAACCCCGGATGGGGAGCGGGAGGGGCTGACACCTACTCGATTTGGTTCTACAAAGGCGGGGGGTCATGCCAGCACTACTTCGAGCGTCGCACCTACCTCCGCAAGGACAACGAACGCATCTCGGTAACTCAAGCTCGCGCCCTCATTCGTGAGGCAGGACTCGAACCCCTCGAACAGAACGACCCCAAGGTAGCCAAGCGTCCCCGCGATATGGGTGGCGACAAACGCGGATTTTTAGAACCCAAAAACTGGACAACCCCAAAGTAAATGGCACTCACAGCAGAAGTCCTCTTCGTCAACCCTGACTATATGAAACGCCTCACGCAACTGAACGGGAGCGTGGAAGATAAGGTCATGGCTCCGGCCATCATTTTGGCACAAGACAAATACCTACAGCAGTACCTCGGCACCGACCTCCTGAACAAGCTCAAGGCCGACGTTCAGGCGGGGACGGTAGCGGGCAACTACGCCACCCTCCTCGACAACTACGTCCGCAAGGCTACGGTGTGGTGGGCTATGCTCGAACTCATCCCCAACCTCTACGTCAAGCTGGACAACGGGGGGCTCGTTATTCGCACCTCCGACGCCACGGCTCCTATCTCCGACAGCGACCTACACCGAGAGATTGAGAACGCACGACAGAACGCCCAGTTCTACACCACGCGAATGGTCGAGTACCTCTGCAACAACTCTGGCCTGTTCCCTGAGTACTCATCGAACAGCGAGAACGATATGCTCCCACAGAAGACGGTGTACTACCAGAACGGACTGACCATCTCGACAGGCCACGATCAGGTAGACCCCGACCTCGCCCGCTACCTCTTCGGATGAACACAAGAAAAGAAAACATCACACGCCTAAAGAAGTGGCTCCATGAGAAACGTCCTACTCCTAACGCTCTCCCTCCTATGGCTAAACCTCCAAGCTCAGGAGTGCGTAAGCCTTGAACCGAAGGTCATGGGTCTTCCTGCCTTCAAGGTAGACCTTTCGACAGAGACGGAGAAGACTTTGCCTATCGTCTTCCACGTCATGCACACGGGGGAGGATGTAGGCGTAGGGGCGAACATCACCGACGAGGCTATCCTTGAGACGCTGGGCTTGGTAAACGACCAATTCCGAAAGGTGCCGGGGAGCACGGGCGACGGGATAGGGGTAGATACGAAGATTGACTTCTGCCTAGCTAGGAGAGCCCCCGACGGGAGCCCAACGGGTGGAATCACACGCCACGACCTCTCGAACATCGCCGACTTCGTAGCCGATGGCGTCGCGCTGTCTGGACTCAATGACGGAGCCTCTGACCTACAGGTGAAAGAAATAGCTTGCTGGGACGTGGACGAGTACGTCAACGTGTACATCGTTCCCGAGATCAACGGCAACAACGGAGGAGGAGGGGTGCAGGGGTACGCCTACACGGGAGCCACGGGCAACTGCCTCGACGGCGTTGTCATCCTAGCGAATAGGATGGTAATAACCGAGTACAATTTCGGAAAGGTTTTGACCCACGAGCTAGGCCACTACTTGAGCCTTCAACACACCTTCTACAACACCACGTCATGTGCCACCGAGAACAACTGCCAGACGCAAGGGGACGGGGTGTGCGACACTCCCGTTACGACGACAAACTACTCCTGTAGCTCTCCCGCCTGTGAGGGTGCTATGCTCGAAAACTACATGGACTACACCGGCGAGTATTGCCGGGACTCCTACACGACAGGACAGGCGGAGAAGATGCACTCCTATATCGTTTCCTCACGGTCTCAACTTTTGACCGCTCCCTCGTGCATCCCTCCCGTAGACATCGACCTCGCCCTCGCGGACGTGGACTACCAGACGCCGTTCTGCCAACAAACTCAAAACATCGAAGCCACGGTGTCCAACCTAGGCAACCTCCCCGTAGGTAGCGCGTCCGTCGTCGTCGGGTCGGACGGCATCTACTACACCGAGGAGGTTTACGACATCGAGCCCGGGCAGACGGTACAGGTACCCTTTGAGAACATCCCCCTCGACGGGGTGTTCTGGGTTTCCGTCATCGCAGAGGGCGACGAGTACGAAGACAACAACCAGTTCTTGGGCTTCGTGGATTACGAGGCGGGGTCGCTGTGGGAGATGGACTTCACCACGGATTTCTTCGCTCCCGAAAATTCTTGGATTCTGGAAGGCGAGGGCGTCTTCCTTGAGTCGCCCTACTACCCCCTAGGGATAAACGCGTACAGCTACGAGGCTTGTCTGTTCTCTGGGTGCTACACCCTCACGATCTACGACGCGGGGGGTGACGGGATGCCGTATGGAGGAGACGTAGTTATGACCGTTGATGGGGTAAGCGTCCCCGTGGACATCGCGGGCGACTGGAGCGAGCTTGTATTCGAGTTCTGTCTGGAGAGTAACGACTGCCCCTTCGACCTTGACGGCAACGGCAACGTAGGGAACGGCGACCTCCTGCTCTTCCTCACCGACTACGGCTGTACCGCATCCTGTCAGTACGACCTCAACGGCGACGGAGCCACGGACGTGAACGACCTTCTCACCCTCTTGAATGTATGGGGCTTGCCTTGCCCCTCACTTGACAATCTACCACCGCGCTCTCTGCCTGTAGATGAGCAGGTATACGACCTGTCCGGACGTCGAGTCTACCTACCACTCGACAACCTCCCAGCGGGTATCTATATCGTAGCCTCTCCAGAGGGCGTCACCAAACTGTATAAGCAATGAACATTGACTCGTTGACAACTTTGATTCCTGCCCTTGTGGGCGTGGTCGGGGTTTGGGTATCCTTGAATAGCGAAGTGGCCAAGCTTAAAGGCAGGGTCTACCGCCTAGAGAATGACCAATCGGAACTCAAGACGATGCTCAAGGAGTGCGTGGAAGGTATCCACGAGCTCAAGATTCTGCTCGCCAAGAAAGGGCTCTGATATGTACAAATACTTCAAGCTCTCAGAGTTCGACAGCCCCGACCGCCCAGGCTCCGGGGAGCTCATGGAACACGAGGTCGTCCAAGCCCTCGACATCGCACGAGACATCTACGGCTACCCTATGGTCATCTCTTCGGGGTTTAGAAGCGTAGAACACAACCGTGCTGTAGGGGGAAGCCCTAAGTCGTCCCACCTCTTGGGGTGGGCTGCGGACATCGCTATCTCGAACAGCCACCGCCGATACCTTTTGGTCGAGGCTCTGCTCGACGCGGGGTTCACACGGCTGGGTATCTCTGAGGATTTTGTTCACGTCGACATGGATCCCAACAAAACACCCAAACACTGCATATGGACTTACTGAGAAAGTCGCGTACCGTCCACCAAGTGGACACCAACTTCGAGAAGAGAGGCGACAAGCGACACTTCCTTTTCATTTCGGACATCCACTACGACGCGATGAAGTGCGACCGCGAACTCCTGCACCGCCACCTCGACGAAGCTCGGGAGCTGGGTGCGGGGGTCTTCATTTTTGGGGACTTGTTCGACCTTATGCAGGGACGCTTCGACCCACGGGGCAACTACTCCGAGCTCCGGCCAGAGTACAAGTCTTGTATCTACGTCGACGAGGTTATCCAAGACGTAGGAGAGAAGCTGTCCAAGTACGCGGACGTCATCAAGTTCATCTCGAAGGGCAACCACGAGACGAACATAGAGAAACGCATGATGGTCTCCCCCATCGACCGCGTGGCTCAGATCATCAACTCGCACGGCGGACACGTCGAGGTCGGAGGCTATGCGGGTTGGTTGTGCGTCACGGCCAACAGGAACGGCTCAGGAAACCAGCGTTTCAATATCCACTACCACCACGGGTACGGGGGAGGGGCGAAGCGTTCCAAGGGAATCCTCGGGGCAGACATCGACCAGAAGGATTTTCCAGACGCCGACCTTATCCTTCGCGGACACGACCACCAGAAGTGGCACCTCCCTGTGACCATCGACCGAATCAACCAGAAGATGAACCTCGAACAGAAGACCGTTCACCACCTACGGCTGGGGAGCTACAAGAAGCTGGGGGATAGGTACGCGGGGTGGGCTACCGAAAAGAACTTCGCTACCCCTCGACTTGGGGGGTGGTGGGCTACCCTACAAGAGAGAAGCGACAAGTACCTATGGAGCGTAAGAGAGGCCGTATAGAGAGCGAACAGGTGGACAGGAAGGTAAACCCATGGCTCGCTATGGCTATGGCCTTAGACGTCTCTCAAATCTTCAAGGAGAAGGGAGACCTCCGTAGGTGGTCAGCCAAGCGAACGATAGGAGGGGCAATTATTCTCGAGGCTCTTTGGCAGATACACGAGAATGGCATAACTTGGCCGGGGATAGCCCTCTGTCTGGTAGGCATAACTCCCTTGTGTGTGTCCTTTTTCGAAAGGAAGTAGATTTATTGTTTGATCATTGGAAGCCCTCTGAAATGTCAGGGGGTTTCTTTTTTTGCAAAAAAAATTGCAGAAAGATTTGGAGAATGAAAAAAGAGTTGTATCTTTGAGACATCAAACAAACAAAAACACACACCATGAACAAGTACAACGGTTGGACAAATTGGGAAACTTGGCAAATCTTGCTTTGGGCGGATTCATGCGAAGTCACAAGCAAAGACTTGACAAGATTTGTCAGGAGATTCTCTCACATGATTGGTTGGCCTCTTAAAGTCGAAGAATACTTCAGGCAGCTATATCCTACCGGCACTCCCGACATGGACGGCTACCACGAGTTGGACAAAGTTGACTGGCAACAAATCGCCGATCACCTAGAAGGTTGGTACGAATAAACACACACAATGGACAAGAAAAGAATCCAACGACTTTGTGAGGAGTTCCTCCGCGACGAGGACAAGCTCACCCCAGCCTTCGCCGTGGGCGTGGCTCGTGCCTCCTTCCGTCTCATCCTTGAAGAATTGCAAAATGCTGAAGCCTAACAGAATCTCCCACACGGTCTACCCAGACCACCCTGCCGAGTCGTTCAACGACTGGACAGCCAACTTCACACGCCAAGAGGTAGCCCGCGATGCGGACGACTTCAAGCGTAAGTTCGACGCCCTTTGGGACGCCTTCAAGAAATCAATCCAGAACCAATGAACGACGATATGCTCCACGTCAGTTGGTCTCCAACCAACGAAGACCACGAAGCCTACGAGGCTCGCTACCTCGCCGCTCGCTATCCCGACGAGCTCTTCAACCGAGAACTCGAACACAAGATTCAGGATTTAGTCGAGACCGCTCTCTGGGACGACGACACCAAGCACGAGTTCTCGTGTGCCCTTCCCCTTGACATGAGTAACGGAGAGATGCTTGACGTCATCGAGTACCTCTGGGACTACCAGCCAAAGACCCCGTTCTCCGAAGTGAAGAACCCCTCACAGAAACAAATCAACGCCTTCATTCGGAAGGTGTGCAACCTTTAATTCTTTGTATAATGGAACAAACCAAAATCCAAAACCTGACCCCGCAGGGCTCCTTCGAGAGCAACGGGAAGACCTTCTACAAGTTCGACTGCATCCTTGAGAACGGACAGATCGGCGAGGTCAACGCCCTCTCCCCTGACAAGTGGAGCGTAGGCGACGAGGTAGTCGTCAAGGAACACC